AAGCGGAGGTAAAATCTTCTGCTTCTGATTGGTCAATCGATGGGATATTATCGGTCATTGTCGTTTAGCCTCAGCCGTGAGATAGAACGGGACATCCCGTGTCGCTAAATCAAATGATAGCTTAAAAATAGTGTACGTTCCATTTGCTATAGGGTTCATAATTGAGGTGACTTGAAGCGCCCCCCCAATCTCCGACATCGCATTAAAAAGATATTTTACTTTTATTCCGTGTTCTGTAATTTCAGGTATCCCTATCATCCCGCTGTCTAAATCGAGTATCTGCATCGATCCAGTGAGTGCGACATCGGCATTTTTAACGATCAATTTTTCATCATCGATATAGGCGTTGACGTTCCCCATCTTTGCGAGTTGTTCAACGTAACGAGATTTTGAACCAGTGAATGAAAAGCTCGCTATTTTTTTGTCGTCTGCTTGAAAAACTAAGGTTAGCCCTAATTCTGTAGCGATAGTCTTTGCTATTTTAGATAATGATGTTTTTTCCGTCATAGATACGGTCGATATTTCACCCTTCGCCGATGATTTCGTCGTAGCCTTGATCGTTAGAGCTATGTCAGGCGGTTGCGATGGTGTAGCGCTGATAATATCACCGATAAACACGATCGACGTTCCAGTCGATACCCGCCCAGCTTCGACAATGATTTTTTTAGGTGTCTTTGATTTCAGAAACGGGGAGGTCTCAGTCAGAATATAATCACGGGTTTCACGCGATAGATTCGTGATCGTCAATTCACAATCGTTTTCGTTTGCATTTGCAAATTTATTCCCTGACACGCTTATAGCTAAATCCTCGTAGTATTTGGTTGCCCCATTAACCTCAACGCCAATACGGACAATACGCGGATCAAGCTCCATGGTATCCCGCCATTTCGTCAGGAGTCATATATACGAGCGTTTGCGATGCCCCAAACTTTGTATAATCCGGATATTCGTCGTTTTCGGTAATGAAGAAAAAATTACCATGCTCTAAATATCGATATGGGATGATAGGGAGATTCGGCATACATTTTACTGAACTGATTTTCAGCACCCCGTCTATCGTAATATCGGCGACCGTCACACCTGTGGTCTTAATAGATATGTCAAAAATAACATTTTCCACATTGATCGAGAATGATTGATTTGGAATTGATAAAAGAGGTATTTCAATCATCTATTTTCCTTTTATGTAATCGGCTGCACTAGCTAAAACTGATTGTTTTTTAGTTTCATCTTTGGCGGTCGTTGGTTGCTTTTTGCCCGTATCTTTGTTTGGGCTGTTTTTCTTTGATTTAGCCGATGAAATCTTAGGTGCTTTCCCTATTTTTGCAGTAACAACTTTTACTTCGGTGAGTTTAATCCCCATACCGACCGAGCTAAACATTTCCGCATCTTCATCATGGGGCATAGATGATATAATCATGTTTTTGTATAGTGCGGTGCGTGTCTGAACCGCGATAAATGTTGATTTCAGGAAATATTCTTTAATCGAATTGTATAGGGCTTTTGTATCAATAGGTAGAATACAGTTTAGCTCTATTTCAACTAAATTTATAACTACATGGTCAGTTCTTTTACTCCCATCTTCCAAGGGATGGCTCATTACGTTAGCCCCCTCGTTAATTTTTATCTTGATGAATTGCGCCCCATCAAATAATGGCTGGAATGATGTTTGATCGATTAGCCCGACTTCTTCATTCATATTCGTACCCCGTCATCGTGTTGGCTTGTTGCTTTTTTCACTTCGGCTTTGAGGCTTCCGCTGATCGCGCGAGATATTCCGTCTGCGTCTGTCGCTTTGGTATGCACTTCAACCTTTCCTACCGTTACATTTGAGGAAACATTTGATGTTTTACTATTCGCGATTGCTCCAGATGTTACCGAATTAAGCGGATGAGTATTTGCGGTAGCTAAAGTGTTTTGCGCCATGCTGCGAGCATTTTTCACGCCCTCAATAGACAGATCGATACCCATAGCTTTGCCGATATTCTTGAACTCCCCTACTATCCCGTTGAACGTAGCTACAAAAGCATCCCACACGCCATCCCATACCATCCCAAAAATCTCGCCTATCTTTTCAATAAGTGCGAAAAATTCAGGGAATGCGCCTTTTGCCCAATCGATGCCTTCTTCAATTTTTCCAAAAAATGCAGATACCCCACGACCGCCTAATTTGAATAAATCTCCAATCAATCCGAAAATCTCTACCCCTATTTTTCCTAGATATTTAAACGCATCGATAATGCTATGAATCATATCCCCGAACCAAGGATAATCCTGAGCGATACGCCCTATCATCGAATCGTGACCGTCAAGAAACATCATAACATCATCGTAAAGAAGCGCGAATGCACCTGCGACAACTGTTACAATCGCCCCCATAATCAAGAATGGGGCAAATGCCGCCAAAGCCGCTGCCCCAGCAGTTATTAACGGAGGCACGAGAAAAACCATTATCGCAGTACCGAGAGCAATAAAAAGCCCAGTCATAAAATCGGAATGTTTACGAAAAAATGCTACGAGATTGGTAATAGCCTCCGCTATCCACTTGAACGCCGGGATTATTGATTGCCCCATAGACAAGAATAGCCCACGAAAAGACATATTCATAATATCTAACGAGTCATTAAAATCACCGGCTAGTTCCGCTTGCTCTTTTGTTACAAGCCCAAGCTCTTTTTGTTTCTTGACCATTTCGTCGATTTCCCTACGTCCTCGCTGAAGCATCATAATAGTGCCTTCATCAAGTCCTAGTTTTCGACCCATACCTAAAGACTCTTGCTTGCTCATCTTTTCGAATTTGTCGGCAAGCTCAGGCAATACGTCCATTACTTCGCGCATATTCCCATGAGTATCTTTGAGTTTTATGCCAAGTTCTTTGAAGAATGGAAGTGTCCGTGAGGTTCCTTTTGTGGCGATCATCGCAAAATCAGCGGATAGCGTTTGTAGGCTCATGTCGAAACCTTCGGCTGTTCCCCCTGATAATTGGGTGACTCTACGCCATGCATCAAGCATCTCGATATTAACACCTAACATCTCTGATACTTCTCCGAGATGATCGGCATAGTCGGCGGAAGCATTAATACCCTGAGTTATCGCGCTTACTGATAGAATAGCGGTGAGTGCGCCCCCTGCTGTAGCAAGTAAGTTCGAGATAGAACTTCCGACGTTTTGAGCGGCTTTATCGGTGACGTTGAGATGGTCGGTTAATTTCTTAGTCTTTTGGGATGAATCGTCGATGCCTTTATTAAGTGAGCTTGCGTCAGCTTCAAACATTACAAAGAACGATTCAAAAATGCCCATAAAGTCCCCTTATTTCTTCTTGCTTTTTTCGATAGCATGATACTCGTTTGCTCGGTTTACGATTATGACCTCCCACATCATGAATGCATCTTCTAGGTCATAAATCGTTCTAAGCTCGTTTAACGTCGCTTGCTTTTCCCCGATGATCGTCGGTAAAAATCCTGAAGAAAGCTCATAGCTATACTTTGGATTTTCACCGAAAGAGAATCGAATAAATTTTGCTTTAGCAACTTTCCCAAATATTCATAGTTATAGGTTAATGAAGCGCCCATAAGCTTCATCATAGCCTCTCCTCCGTTTACATGATTATCGATCAGAGTTTTTGTTGATAATACAATCTCTCCGTCGGGAGTTTTGACTGCAATGTATTTAAAAATATCATTACGGACACTCTTTAACGCTTCAAAATCTCCAACTTTTGGAAGCCCTGAGACTGGGAGCTGATACATAATCTCTTGCGCTTCCGTTGCCGGATAGCGCCCGATGATATACGTTTTCGTTTCCCCGTCGATGTCCGTGATCTCAATCTCTTTTGGCTTAATCATGATTTAATCATACTTTCAAAAACGAATGAATATTTTTTAGAGCTTAATCGCCCAGCCGCTTGTGCGGTATCCGCCGGATTCCCTTTTACCATCTTCCCGTTGCTTAGTGTGACAGAACTACCATTAGAGTAATTGATTGTCATGCTGATAACGTCCTTTACGGATTTTTTGCCCTTACCTGTTCGGTTTGCTTCAAACACAAAGCCCATATCAATATCGTTTTCAGACGATGGAATGAGGTTGATAGATACGGGGATATTTGTTGCTTTATCCCAAGCGATTAAATCGCCATTCATTCCTACTGCTGTTGCGGCGATCTCCATTTCTTCAAATGCCAGAGAGTCTCCGTCATCCGCAAATTGTGAGAGCAGAACCCCTACCGGAAAAGTCTTGCTCGCTTTTAATACCGCCGTTGTTCCTGTTCCTGATGCGTCAATCATAGTTGTCTCCTTAGATCATGATGTGCGTGCCGCTTACGAAGCTAACAACGTCACCTTTAGAATACATGAGTACGTAAACGGCTTTCCATTCTGTACCTCCGCCAGCGTTCACGTAGCTCACCATTTGAACATCTAACCAATAACCGATTCCTTGGATTTGGCGGTATGCTGTGTCGCTTCCGGTCACAAGTTCGATATATTGCTTTTGAACATTTGTGAGCGTTTTACCGACCGAAATTACCCCATTTAATAGAGCTTGATCGACGATAGAGAGTAATGAGTTAGTCATTACCATTCGCCCCTCATCATCTGCCGAAATTTGAGGAAGTGCTAAAAATAGGTTAAGTATTTCAGCCTCACACGCACTTTTCAACCACATTTCATTCGCATAAATGTTGATCGGGTTACCGTCGTTCATAATCCCACGCTGGAAGAATGAGAACTTTTTGCCAGCTGTTTGCGATTCGCCGTAGTAATTCGTATTCGCCGCGTCGTATGTATCCGCGTCGGTGTCGTTGTCTACCGTAGCCGGGATGTCGAATTGTTGGAACATATAGTTCTGAACGCCGTTTCGGACGGTGTAATCGGTAGCCGCCAAGATAACCATAGGGATCATCTCGTCGAAGTACATCAACCCGCCCGCATCTGTCGTAGTGTCTCGAAGAACTTGGCATGTATGACCTGTTACGTCTTCAATATTGATACCAAGAGCAAAATGATCGTTTTCTCCCAAGAATCCAGCAATAAGCGCGCCCAAAGCGGCGGAGAATGAAGTTACAGCAGTACGTAAATCTGAATCAAAAACAAACGATCCGAAATTATTATTGGAGTCAATCGTATCCAACCAGCTTGCATAATATGTCGCCGCATCCGTACCGCTGATACGTGCAACACTTAATTTTTTAGGACTTTTACCAGTCTTTGAAATCCAGCTAAAATAGAAAATAGCCATACGGTGAAGTTCGCTATCATTCCCGAAAAGCGCCCCTACGGCTGTTGAGGTGGTAAATTCCCGCACCTCCCCAGCCGTTAATGAATCATCAGTTGTATAGATACGCCCGATTAATTCGCGTTGCGCTACCGTTGCGGCACCACCTACAACCGAATTAATATCGACATATCGAGTTGATCGAATAGCCATGATTAAACTCCTTTGATTTTGTGTTCAACTGTTGAGATTTTTTTAACTGTTGATAGCATAGCCCGATTGTAAACGATTGTAAAATCGAAAGACGGGTTAGATTGAAACTGATTTTTATCATCTTTGAAGTATGGATCGCGCACCTCGGTGATTCTAAGCATAGTGATCCCTTTGCTTTTTATCGTTTTTATGAAGTCGATACTATTCATAATCATAGCTACCGCATTGAGGTAATCGGAATTTGTGATAGTTGTTGCTGTCGTTTTTCGGATCATCGTGTCGATTTGAAAGGTACTCTCATATTTTTGGGATACTGACCGGTCAAAATAACCCTCCGTTGGGTTATATACTTTAGCTATGCGCGGCAACCCGATTCGCTTATCTCCGATTTTCTGAAAGTATATGGTAGCCGTTGAGTTAGCCCCCTGCTCCGTCGGTTGATTTGCACCAACTACCGATACGGGCATAGAGTACGAGGCCATCGCAGTCTCGATCTCAGGGGCAAATGCCTTGATTAAATCAACATCATTCATATTTTTACCGCCAAAATAGCCTTATACCCTGCAACAGCTTTCCAATCGGTCGAGCTTTCCGCTTGGTATGTATCACCGTTAAATGTGATTTTATCGGGGGTAGATGATCGTTTCAAATCTTGGATGTCGTAATCAGTATAGATATTGATATAGGTTTTCTGCAGGTCAAGGCCTAAATGCTCATATACACTCTTGGGTACGGCTTGAACATTCACGATAATCGTAACAGGTACGGAGTATGTAGTTGCCCATTCTCTTAAATCATTTAACGCCCGTGATGCGTATGTCTCAACCGCAATAGATTGACTAGGCAGAACGGACGATGCGAGTGCATGAATATTCATTTTTGCACTTCCTCATGGATGATCGAATTGAGCATTACTTTCGTATCTACGAGTGGTTTTGCCACCGTTAATGATACCGCCTTGCCTTGTTTTTTGCCACGCAAACGAGCTGCTACCGTTGAGGCTTTGAGTGCGGGGGCGGTTACGTTCACAATCGCCTTTTTAATATCTCCCGCTACGATGCCCCCGAGTTTTTCAAAAACAGAGCTAACCGTTTCTTTTAAGTCAAGAACTTTTGATATACCTTGACCGAGCATTGCTTTCCATTTATCTCCCTGCCCGATAATAGCCAGACGCATGAAGGGACGAGCCGGAATATTCTTGGAGCGATTCCCAAATTCATTCTGTGCCGCAATCATCGCAACTGGTTCGCCATCTTGGTATCTTTGGTCCTCTCCCCATCCTACCCGCATTGCTGATTTATCAACCTGCTTTATTGCATCTTTTATTTTAGATGAATTATCGGTCTTTTTAATAATTTTCAAAATATGCCTCTAACCTTACGAAATGCTTGACGCTCTGTCGACCCACCGACTAAGCGACCACCAACCGATTGAAGTTTCAGCATAGCGGAGAGTTGCGATCCGTACGCAGTAGTATTTAACCACCACTGAAACTGAGACTTAACGGGAGGTGGTACGAGCGTAACCGATTCTTTATCAATCGTCGATCCGCTTAAAAGCATCGGCGCATTACCGAGCGATAACATATTTGATAGTGCTATGAGGTGAGCCGTCATCAAGTATATCATCATTCCGTCATTTACCTCGTTGGATATGTACATATTCGCTGTTTCCCATTGCGTCTCAATGGTGGCATCTAGAGTGGCCGCCAAGAGAGGAAACAATGCCTTGAATTTTGCAATATCCAACGAGATCATAATTAAACCTTATTAACTTTCACTTCAACTTGATCGGCTTCGTCAAGTTTTTTATTCTCATCGTCGATGTCTTTTTTTGTCAATGGTGCCGACTTGTCTTTTTTGGTCATATCTTTGGCGACTTTTTCCGCTTCAGCTTCTTTTGTCTCTACCGAGAAGAAACCTGCATCAACTTGTTTTTTGAAGTTTTCATCTTCTTTCAAAAGTGCATAATCTTCATTGGATACGTTTGTCATTACGCCCTTGAAAGTGATTAGGTTTTTATTGGCGATATTCGCTTTCCCGTTGACCAAAACGGTTTTAACTTTCACTCCATCTTTATAGAGCGGATAAGCATTGTCATTCGATAATGTTGAGAATACATACATGAGTTTTCCTCTGTTTTATTTAGAGCCTATACTCTAAAGAACGGGAGGCTCTACCATACCCGCTCTTTAAAATATTATGAATGGGGACGAATCCCCAAAAACTTAGATACCTGAACGGCGAATAACCCCCCACGGACGTTTGCACAATACCCCTGCGGTTGCATTAGTATAGCTTTCTTCGTAGTATTTAGACAATTTCGCCGCACCTTGTACGCGGAATTTAGCTGGAACGACTTGCGCCCATACTGCCCCGTCGTCGGTAGAACCGTCATTTACATTTTCGGCATACATATAGAATACTTCCGCCGCACCGTTTGTGTTTTCAAGCTGCGGGGCATTGATAACACGGGTATTCGGGTATGCAGTTTTCAACCATTCAGTCAAAGATATACCATAATCATTCACTTCACCAAAATACCCTTGGTGAGTATGTGGGATAGCAATTGTTAGGTTATCGCTTGTACTGATGATACCGCCCGATTGAGCGACCAATGCGCCGAATGCTTCGGTGATGTCCGCTTGACGCTCTTTAAACGTTTTTAATGCCCAAGTTGTAGAAGAAGCCGCACCAGTTGCTACGGTAACGTATGCGCTAAGACCCGGATCATTCAAGAAACCATAAGTGCGGTTATTCCCGCTGTTGAATCCTACGAACCCTACTGAGTTACGTTTGATGTCAAGAGCAAGAGTCGCCGCCGCGCGAGAGTTAGCCGCCGAGTTTTCACCGATTGCAGATGCGCGAGCCTCTTCAAGTTGACCAACACGCATAGAATTTTCAAAACGAACGATTGTGCGTCGTTCAAAATTGACGTTATACCCTGCGAGTGATGGCGCTTGATAATCGGCATACGGAACAGTACCGCCAGTGTATTCAAGTACACGTTGGATGACTTCTTCTTGTGACCAATCACCAGCGGTTACGATACCGACGAACTCATCGATCTTGCGCGGGGAGGTTGCGACGAGTACAGAACCAGATAGCATGTGCTGGAGAAATTGCCCCGGCACACCTACTGATGGAGTTGTGATAGGGGCAGTCAAGCTGTCCATAGCGTCCATCATGGCGATTTCAGCTTTTGGAGAAATGCCAAATCCGATCATGTTTAAATCGTTATCAGTGTATTTTCCGCCTTTTACGTTTAGTGGGCGCACATAGCGTGCTCCAATATCTGATAGAACTTTTGTCATCTACAATCTCCTTAGTTTGTTAGTGTCACAACGCCCAAGCCAGCGGCTGAGAGTGTGTAGTGAGATACTTCCGCATTAGGAACGAAAGCTTTACCGCTTACAGGCACATTCGGGGCGGTAATTGTTGCGCTTACTGCTGTTTGAGAAACTGAAACGGTATAAGTACCTGTTCCGCCTGTACCGGTTCCAAGTGCTGTGATTACAGTGCCAGGAACTACGTTTTCGCCTGTCAATACTTGACCGACCGCGATGTTACCTTTCGCTACCGCAGAGACTGTCAACGTGGTAGTTGAGATCGCACCTGTGAAAGATGAAATTTCAGGGACTGCCGACAATGCGCCCGTAGTAGTATCATACACAACTTTATCACCGATAGCGGCGGCACTGTTTAGGTACACGGTCATTTCACCCATTGTTACAAGTTCACCTTGCGTGTTATCAGCAAGAACCATAGTGGCTGTAAGTGTTGAGCTTGCATATACTTTAGGGTTTGCCAAGATACCGGCAAATACACCAGTTCCTCCAACTGTCGCTACACCCTCAGATAAAACTGTAAAAGCATTACCGATTGTGTTTGCATTTGGCGTTGATACAAGCGTCATTGATTGCGCTCTGCTTGGGCTATTTGCATATAGCTCCCCTTGAATTCCGAAAGCTTGATTTAAGCCTACTGTTGATTGGAAACTCATTATTTCCCTCCATTAAGGTAAGTTTGCATATCGCTTCCGACTGCACCAGTTTTTGAATCCATCGCGGCTACCGTTGGAGCTTTTGACACACCCGCCAAATATCCGTTAAGTGTTGCGATTTCAGCACCATCCATACATTCAAGAGCAAGTTTTTTAACGCCGTATTGTGCCACTTCTTTCAGCCCCATTTCGGAATGATCGAAAGTACCTACAACCGCGCTAAGTTTGCCCGCGAGTTTATCACGCTGTGCAATCTCTTTCATAAGCTCTTTTTTAATAAGAGCCGCATCCATTGCGTTTCCTTCTTCTTCGACTTTTTCGGGGGTTTTAACTTCCTCATCCAAAGCCGCGCCGTGTTCTTCTTTTTCAAGCGGCATCAATTTAGCGAGCATTTCCTCGATTTTCGTCAAGCGATCCTCTACTGAACCGCCGACCACTTCTGCATCTGCTGTTTTTGTTTCTTCATTCATTTGAAAAATCTCCTTTGTATCAAATGTAAAAACCATGCTATCAAGCACGGCGACCTCTTTGCCCATACGCCCCTCATCGACGAGGGCTAAGTGATTACCGCGTATATTTCGTTGTATCGCGTCATATTGTACCCCGTTATAAGTACCTGTGGCAAATTCATAACTGCACGTATAACCGCATGATAATTCTTCCTTTCCGTTCTCGATGAGATTGGCGAGACTTTCGCTAAAGACTTTTAAATTTCCATAAAGCACATCATCTTTGAAATATACATCTTCGCCGATCACTCCCTGAACGCCTTTGCGCTCTGCTTGGGTTCGCCCCTCTTTGCCGATACCGAGCATAACATGATCGTCAATCCACGGGAGAAGTTTAAATGAATCAATACATTCATCGCTTCCAAGTTCTTCGGCTGGGCGGTAGACGTTATATACTTTATCAGGATTTTCCATATCCCCAACTTGGCGACCGCTATACGGGAACACTCCAACTTTTGAAAGAGGATTGTTTTTGATCTCATAGAAACCGTTTTCGTCAACCACGCGAGCCGTACCGTTTTTGTCTTGTGCTTCCTTGTACGCGATTGCCGTTGCTTGGTCGGGTTCATGCCCTGATTTAATAAGTTCGGCAATGTTTTTGCTGATTGTTTCTTTTGATGAACCTTGTTTTAATGGCATTCAGCACCCTTTTATTTTTAACAATAATATTATTATTCGGTTCCGTCGTCAAATACAATTACAGGAATCATCACACAGCCACAGTGCGGAAGCTGACCGGGAATCCCACGCTCCCCCGTTTTCTTGTCAATAATGGGCAAATTATCGAAGCTGAATATCTGCCCGCTTAGCTCAATATGATCTTGCCGCGGATGTAGCCCACCCCCACTATGTAGCCATTCAAATTTTTGCACACCGACTTTCTTCATCCTATCAGTATTAATTGAGTTGTAAGCCTTTCTCGTTTGGTCTAATGCGATATTCTTTGCTTTGCGTTCGGTAACTCCGCCTATCTGTTCAATTTGTGGTATTAAATCAAATAGACCTTGTCCCGTTGTGATTGAGCGCATAACCGCCCCTTCCACTTTCGTTAAATACTCCGACGATATAGATTTAATTAAGCTGACGTTTTGTTGCACTGATGCTTTTATCGTTTCGTGCAGGTCCGCGCTCATCACTTTAGTATTTACTGTCATCCCCCCGGTGATAGCAGATAGAGAATTAGATAACGATGCTATTGATTGTTTATTTGCACTGCTCACCATATCTTCAGCGAAAAGTGAAGCAGAACGCCCAAACATTTCGTTAAACTTTTGGTTAAGAGCTGATAATAAAATACGGGCTTGTGATGTGATTGAAGCATCCATAGCAAAATACTCTTTTGAATTAGGGGTCTTGTATAGCTTCTCAATCTCTTTTAGGGTAGTTTTTGTCATCTTTTGCACGAGAGAAGTTAGTCTCTTTTTGTATCGTATTGCGATAGCGGCATTATTGTGTAGCGGTTTTCCTCGCAGCGCAGTTGGCTTAAACTGCTTCACCCATTTTTTTTTATTCTTCGTCAGTTTGTTCGTCATCATGTTCTTCCAAAGATACTCCATTGAATCCGCTATATTTATCGACTATAAGCATCTCTCGGACTTCAGCTCCATCGATTGCACCCATGTCCGCATATTTAGTGCGAGTATCGGCACGCTTATCGTCTACCTCTGCCTGTTCTATTTCGGTGAGTGAATCGAGTGGGTTAAATACTACTTCAACTTCAAATGGATCAATGCCAAATTTCGGGCAAACGTCAGAACGCAAAACGATCTCATAGTGTCGGTCAAGAAGCGGCATAAGATCGAATGCTTGGATACTTTCTAATTCTTCGCGATAGTTTGCTTCTTCATATTCTCCCGATGCTCCAAACCCTTTCGGAGAAGTCCCTAGCAGTTTTGTGGCGGGTACGTTGGCAATCGCCGCGACAAGCTGATATTGGGTCATGATCGTTACATCAAGATCACCGAGCGCGGTGTCCGTTTGGTTGAAATCCTCGTCCTCTTTATCGACTGCAAAAACGGCGTAGTTGTCGGCATAGTACGCTGTTTTTTGTAAACGTGCCTCAAAGTCATCCGGTCGCGCCGTTGCATCTTCCATATTGACTTTCATAACTTTAGTTCGTTTTGTTAATGCAAGCATCGGGGCTTCGTTGGCGGTACGTTCTGCCGCATAGACACGCTCGTAAATCTTTTGCGGAACCGATACGCCACCATACAGATAGGTCGGCTTTAGAATATCCGCCACCTCATCGCCTCTAACGATAACCAAATGCGAACGGTGAACCCTTCGACCCGAGATCATCCAATAAGTAGGCTCATAGAAATTAATCGCCGACGGGTCGGTCACACTATCGCCGCTTAATTCTGGGGTAATCCAGTATGGGTCGATCTGACTAATACCTTTGTAACTTCCCTTGACGATGCCATCTGCGTTAAAAGGATTCTCATAATATTTAGGGTCGGTACTATCAACGACAAACATAGCGACGCGGATACCGAATACACGCCCAAATTTTACTAATTCAACAAGGTTTTTATTGATCTTGTATTTTTTATCGAGCTTTCGCAATTCTTTCAATACTTCGGGGTCTACATCGTTGCCGTCATTTGCCGTAACTTCCCACCCTTTTCGGATCGCGTCTTTTGCCGGAACTGTACACGCTTTGCCTACTAGCCAGTTTTGGGCTATCATCGCGCATGATTGAAACCCAATGAAGTTTTGAGAACCATACCAAAGCAATTGGGACTCAGACATTCCCCCAACTTGGTAGCTCATCGGTACGCTCATCATGTCGATGCCATCCATCGTTCCATCTGCTGATCTGAACTCATCTGCTGTTTTTTGGAATGTATTAGCTATGACTTTGCGTAATGTTTTATTGTATGTCTTTTGGATATGGTCTGGAAATAAATCGCGCTTTTTTTTCTTCTTACCCATGATGATCCTTTATGATGCAACATTTTAGCACGGTTGAAAATTTAATCAAAATATAACACGCTTTCTTACAGGGGCATAAGTCATTACAAACGCATCGGCAATATTCGGGGATGGTATGCCGCGCTTTTTCATGTCGTCTTTGCTTTCGACCTTCACAAGCCCTCTTTTGCTCTCGTCTTTTAGTGGTGACGACAGCTCAGTTTTTAGTTTGTCTAAAAACTTACATTCTGATGATATGGATATTATATCATCCTCATTAAACGGCTCACCTTTCACGACTGCCTTATACGTTGCTAACATTCTATCCGATACGATCTGCCATGTTTGGGCTTTTAAGTTCTCAAAGTGATCTTTATTCTTTCTGTTCACCTTATATTCGCGTTCAGGATTTTTAACCGCATCCCCTGCGTCGAATTTAATATAAACGACGCTTTTGTTTTTTTCACTATTCAAACGCTTAAACGTACTACCTGCTGATGCCCCGACCCCGATACAGTCATAAATTAAATCTGCACCGATCTCATCAGCTTGGTTAAATGCTTTCTCCGCGCTTTGTTCAAGTTCGTCCTCTTTCGCTTTCCATTCTCTGATCTCGGTTGTGAGTATCCCATGTGTAGCTACGGTGGCGCAATAGTCGTTCCCAGCGTCGGCAATGTCGTATCCTAACGCCTTTTTGCCGCGAACATCTATGCCGAGTTTAATATGAGCATCGATACACGCCTCTATCCATGCCTTTTTAATGAACGCAAACTCGCTTTCTGATTTAGGGTATCCAAGATAGATATGGTTAAACACATCATCTTCCATCTCCTCTTTTTCTTTTTCGATGAGCTCCAATGCGCTTGCGGGCAAAAAAGGATTATCGTGGTAATTGATCTCTTGAACTAATGCGCCCTCGTTCCTATTGATTACAAAATTGTTATAGGCGAAATCGGTCTCTAAATTCGGGTTAAATACGATGATAACCATAGCTGTCTCTTTACGAAGCAGAACCGTCGGCTTGATGATTAGCCATTGCTCCTCTGTGAGCGTATGTCCTTCTTCGATCCACATGATATCTACATCATCGAGACCTTTGATCTGGTCGGTGTTGCGCTCCCACCCTAAAAAAAGAAACTCACTCCCGGTTGTTGTCTTTATGCTCGTATCGGTGAAATCAAAAAACGGTCTAAAATACTCGTCGTTAATGACTTTCTTTTTGATGACTGAGTATACGGATTGTTTAATATTTGCTTGGAATTTTCGGACACATGCTATTTTTAGCTTATATTTGGAAGCAAGGTAAATTAATATCCCTGCTGTGTCCTCAGTCTTAGAAGACGCACGACCGCCGTATAATACTTTTACTTTTGCTTTGATTTTCCAGAATTTCTTTAATTTTGGGTTTAGCTTCATTCGTCGTAAAAGTCGTCGAGCGATTTTGTAATAATAGTAACTTCGCCATCATGCCTTACTTTATCAGTAAACATAGCAAAATATTTCCCAATAAGCTCTAATGCTTTTAGTTTATCATGTGATCTAATTTCTTTTATTTCAGCCCAATCTTCCTTATCTTGCCCTTGCTTTTCAATTCTATTTTTAACTGAATGAATAGCCTTTGTGACTTCTTCTGGCAATTCTGTAATTGATTTTAATGTGCCATCTTCGCTATATAGGCTTGAAACATCAAAAAATGCAATCAAAGCTAATTCTTTAAGAACCTTATCTGCTGTTATTTCGGTTCTTTCTTGCTGTTTGCTTATTAATTCCTTGATATATCCTTGAATATTAGGTTTTGTTAAGTTTTCAGAACTGATTTCTTTTGCTGTTTTTTTGCTATAGCCTGATCGAATGGCAGCTTGTGTTCCATTAAAATCAATTAGATATTCTTCGCAAAATCTTTTTTGTTTCTCTGTTAATTGTTCTGCTGAATATGCCATTAGATTACCTTTTGCATTACGCATCTGCAACCATAGTGCATTGGAGGCATACGCAATTTTTCTTCATATGAAAAATCAAACATCCTATTGAAATTATTAAGATTTAATTTAGATAAAAAATTCACAATCCATTTAATCATCCCATCCCCCTAAAATAAAGTTGCATAGCATTTGCATTGCTTGATCGGTTTTCTAGTGCGCTGCTTTTTCTTTTTGCCTTTAAACTGCTCCCGCCCTATTGTTATAATGTTTGGAATGTCGCGCGGCTTATCTCTTGCGAATAGCTTGTCAATCGGCGCTATTAATCGAATGAGACGCCCCATATCTTCTGACGGTATAGATAGAGATAAGTCCTCGATATGGTCGATCATTTCGTCGTCGCATTCAAGCTCTGCCAATTTATGTTTTATGTCAACGAAATCCAAGTCTGTTTTTTTGTGAATAATCAGCAATATCCCGATAAGTGAAAGTGAATCATTAAAATCTGATGCTACATCATAAAATCGATTTAACGATGCTTTATTCACCTTTTCACCTTTTTAATAATCTCAAATCGACCGATAAATAAGGAGAGGTGAAAGCCCTTACTTTGTCGATCTATTTCAAATTATTGGCGGATAAACAAGGACTCGAACCTTGAAGCGTGTTACCGCGTCGATTTAGCAAACCGATGTCTTACCGTTAGACTATTTATCCATTTGAAAATACACCATATCTTCCGCTTGTAAATTATCAGATTGAGGGATACTAAATTTGCATATCTGCAAGATGTATTTTCAGTTCATATTATACCACTTTTAGGTTAATCTTACGCTGAATTTTTACTCTTGATTATTGATAAGTGCATCTTGAAACGCCATCCGCAACCCCAACCATTGTGCGTCTTTGCGCTCGATTGCCTTATCTTGTGCATCAAGCTGTCGGTTAAGCTTCTC